TCTTCTACATCACCTGTCGTTTGGTCGAAAGACCTTAAACCATAATAACTAGCACCGTAAGCAAAAGTACCCATAGGGTAATCCTTTTATTAGTCTAACGTAATATCTAGGTCGCCTGTAGGCACACGGAACACATCGCCTGTATCAATCGCCTTAGAAGACGACAAAGTAGCGAAAGCCATTAAGTTACCTGATGTCAAAGCATCGAACACACCTACGTGCGTCACTGTACCAAACGATGCTGTTGCTGTTGGAAATTCAACGGCTCCGGTATTTGATGTAGTGTTACCTGTTGTAGTAAATGCTACTGATTGACGAGCATAAGCTGTTCCGGAAGTAACTACTTCTGTGCCACCGCCTGTCTCACCCGGTGCTGCTGTGTATAAAGCCAAGTATTTAGTTGTTGGGGCAGTGTAAGCCGCACCTGCAAATACGTGGTCTAGTATTTCTGTTTCTAAAAAATTAGTAAATGACATTTGTTTCTCCTATTGGGACTAGCCCAAGCCTCTGATCTTAAGTGTTAAGCCTGAACCGCTATATCTAGCATCTTCAGACGATCGATTTAGTTGCGTTACTGCAGCAGAATACATCTGTGCCCATATCGCAACTCTTTCATCTTCGCCTAGATACGGTGCAGAATGTAATAACGCTCCATAGAGGTATACATCTGGTGCTTCTAGTAAAAGCCAGTTATTCGCATTGCTTGAGCTTAGCGCTGCAGGCTTTGCGTAATAAAGTAGTTCTGTGTTAGTTTCAGCAGAGGGCGTTGGGTATAACTGAAATTGCCCATCTGCATGTGTATAATATCTAGGTATACCGGTAGCATCTTCTGCTCCTGCACGTTTATCTTCCATTGCCTTTCTTGAAATTAGATCCAAAGGGGATGTACCATTATCTGTTACATGGAATCTTACAGTCTCCATCCAATCGGCAGGGACTTGTGAATATTCATCACCTGCACTCTGTTGACCTGAAGATCTCTTCTCCATCTTCCAATGTCGAATATCTCTGTTAGTCTGTGATTCTGCTAGTACAATGAAATTCTCAATGACCGAAGTTAGGTCATCTCGATTAAGAAAGTCTGCTACTGCAGTCTTTAAAGTTGTGAACGTATTTATAGCCATGATTTTATTATACCCTAATTATTTAAGGTTAATAGATTATTTAATCGAAGTCTAAAAGGCCTTGTCCAGACTTCGATTTCTTTTTATTTGACTGCTCGATTCTTTTCATCTCAATTTTATCCATATCAAATATAGCATACGATGGGGTTTTTCCGTCGTTACGCATACCTCTAATCCCGTGCTTCTTCAACAGTGCGTATCCTTTTTCCAATCCCAGTTCATCAAGAACCATGGAATAAGCATATTCAGCACCGGTTGACGAAGAATCAAACTTTCTGGTTTTCATACCTCCTTTCTTTAAATCTAGATCAACATTAGGTAAATCTTTTTGAATAGATATAAAGGCTTTCTGAACCAAAGAGCTTTGTTTGCTATTCCTTCCTACAACAACAGTTACCTCATCAATATTTCCTGGAAGTAGGGATTCATATTGATATTTACCTTCATAAAAATTTTTCGCATTAGGATTTGTTATCATATAATGCCCGTCGCCCAAAGGTCCTGTCTCCCATTTTTTAGGATCCACCGCATCGAATTTTGCATCAGAATTATGCCAAGCAGTTTTTCTTTCCTTATCTATTTGATCCCAGTCGAATAGGGTATCACCTAATTTCCTTTTACTCTCTACTTTATAATCGCCTTTCTTCATACCTTGGGATTTATTTATATCCTTACCTTTTACGACTAATTCACTAAGGTCGGCATTACCTGAAGGATGATAGATCTGTGTCCCTGCCTCTAATTTTATAATGTAAGGGTTCTTGCCATAAGCACTGCCCATCTTCATTACTGCTTCATTTGCAGGATCAACCATTGTTGCTGAATAAAGGGAGGTATCTTTAACATCTACTGGCGTGTCTTTAGCTCCGCCATATCCTTCAGCCCTTTCAATATATAAAGGCTTCTCTAAGGTAACCATCGAACCTGCCATCATCTCTTCTAACCGGTCTAATCCTACTTTCCCTTGTAGCATATCTATTGCCTCTTCAAGGTTATTAACACCGAATTTCTGGAAGGTCTCACCATCGCTCTTCATTAACTTAATAAAATCTGTCTCACTAATGCCTTTACCATAGCCAGGTCCCGACATATAACCTTCTCTGCCTCGGAACTTATGTGCCATGCGACTTAACTCACCCTGTGGGAATTGTCCTAACTTAAGGAATTCACCTGTAGTGTATGCCCCGCCCTTACCGAAGGTCTTAGAATCTGGTGGCATAATGTGCTTGATAAGACCTTGATCTGTAAGCATCTTTTCAGTCTTCTCTGCTAACTTAGGTCCCAGATGTTTACCTGCAAACTTACCGGCTTTACTTGCTCCCCACAAGCCGCCTGCAAAAAGATCGGGATTTTGACTGAGCATTTCTCGGGCATTTCTGAAATTCTGAGCAGGGTCGAGAACAGCTTTAACGCCATCGATAGCTCCTTCAAGCATCTCGTCTGACGATTTAATCCTGTCAGGGGCTTTCTCTTTACCTTGTTCAGTGTCGAATAGCGGACCGCCTTTAAGACTTTCTGCTGTACCTAAGGTAAAGTCTGCCGCTTGCTTATATGACTGCTTACGAAGTTCAGGATCAGTGAGGAATGCCATGACGCCTTGAATAGCATCATTAGCTACATTGGGAACATTGCTAATAGTCGTAGATGCAAGATTCCAGGTATCCATTAAGCCATTAACATCAGGAGGTAAATCGGTATAGCCTTGACCTACTTTGTTCTTAATTTGTTGTTCAGCTATTAATGCCATTAAACTCATTACGCAACTCCTTTCAATTTTCGTCTTATTGGCTCACCCCAGTTTGTCATAGGATTATAACCAACAGCAAGATAACGGAAAGCATCTGCACCATGTGAAGACCAATCATGTTTAGGTCTCTGGCGCCAGGTTTGTCCGTTATCATCATACTCACGTTGGTAGTTTATCAAAGAATCAACACCTCGCTCGCACTTTTTTTCATCAAACCAACATTTTTCTAACATAGACCTAACTGCCTGGATGCCATCATCCACCATTAATTTAGGCGCTATGTCCACGTCATTGATGCCTAGGGAGCTTAAAGTCTCGATCCTAGATTTACCTGTACCTAACTCACGAACTCGGACGTCATGCGGTAATACATGCCTATCATAGACATAGCCTTTATCTTGTAACATCCTTGCATAGTGGTCTAAACCTACACCTGAGCCTTCATAATAATCTATCAGACGTATTTCCTGTCCTACATACTGTGCAAACCAAATGGCAGTTGAGTCACCTATACCTAGATCCCATGCAGTAATAACCGGCTTAGCCCTTTCATAAGGTACCTTGGAGATCCTGCCCTCATGCTTAGCTTTACGCATCTCTTCTGTATAGTACGAGCCTTCTGTAAAGATCAAGAACCCACCTTCCCAGACATGCTCATAGACATCAGGTCTTTTCTTCTTATCTTCTAGTCGTTCTTGTTCCAATACATCTGGAAACCAGGGGTTATCTCTAAAATTCAACTCAGCAATTGTGCCGTTTTCTGGTGTATTCGTCCTAAAGCGAGCATGTGTAGCGCTGTACTTGGATTCAGGGTTCCATGTAATCCATATCTCTGAGTCCTTTTCACGTACAGTTGGAATGAGCTTCTGCCAAGCTATGTCACTTACACCCTCTGCCTCATCTACCCAAGCTAAGAATATACGTGCTTTAGACTTGATAGAATCCAGTGAACGTCTAAGTCCTGCGAACGTATAATGAACCCTACCATCTTTAGACTTGATGTACTTCTCACCTATTTCATAGTAGTTATCAAGCCAAGGAATAGACCGTATAGCGATCTTAATCTCTTCTAGTGATGAATCATCTAGTGAGTTCATAAACTCACGTGCACATAGGATCTGTCCTGTCCGCCCTGACATACCCCATTCGTATCCTTTGATAGCAGTCATTAATGCAAAACTACGGGTCTTACCTGAGCCACGTCCTCCGTATGATCCTCTGTATCTCTTCTTACCTGCAAAAACCGGTACCAATTTAGGTGGTAACGGAATCTGTGCTGTTTGTTCGTCTTTTTTAGTTGCTATTTGCTGCTTTTTCGTCATGGTGTATCAATGTCTCCTCTATAATTTCACTCTCACCCTCGAGAATTAAGTCCGGCTGAGCTACCAATTGAATTGTTAATGGTTGCAACGATCCGTCACTATTTGTAAAATCGATCTGTTGTTGCTCAGTATAACCTCTATCCTTACCTTTAGTCTTAAGAAAAAAGATAGTGGCTTGAGTTTGTCCTTGCTCTATCTGTTTAAATAGGTTGGTCTCAGCAAAGTCGAGTGTCTTTTCCGTGATGTCCTCGCATTGCTTTGCATACTCTTCATCCAGTTCGATCCAGTCGTAATGTAGTCTTCGGCTAATGGTTGCTAAAACAGCAGCAGGTGCAACAACACCCAACGTACTATTTAATGCTTTTAACATCATTTTCTTTTTGAATGCGATCTTGCGTTGCATTGCCTTGGATGTTTTGTAGGGCCTAATTTGTTCCATCTGTCTCCTTTTTTATAACATGATAATTTTATTTTACTTCTTATTCTATCGTAGAAAAAAATTTTTGGAGGTCTATTTTTCGTTACAGCATCTTGTCTTAGCATAAAAGCATCTTGGCTGTAGATCATTTCTAGAGTACAGGTAACAATTGATACTGATCAAGACGTGCATGGTACCGAAAACCCCTTAGCCGGGGCCTAAATCCTTATATAAGACCATCCAGACCCCAGGAAAACTACACTAATATTAGCATGTAAGCCTGTTAGCCCATAGCTCCGTATGTGTCCGTGCTTGAACTTTAATTATTACTCATACTATTATATGAGTTCGTAATAAGAGTTGCCGTTAGGTATAGTATAGTTGACAGGACTGTAAGGGAGAGGAGGTATAAACATTCGTGTAAAGAGAATCATATAACTTAATATCTAATCACGCTAACTATTCACCAATAAAGACTATGCTTAACATTGACCGCATGCTGTAATCTACTGATGATCTAAACATATATCTAATCGATCAATTAAAGTTTATGTACGGACAAATGATAAACACTATGTATATATGTTCAGAAACTAATTTGAAACTAATTTGTCAAATAGGGTTTACAAATAGTAAAGTTGTGGTACAATAGCTACATCTTCCAAACAACAAGAAGATACTTTTAAGATACTAATATAAGGATAAATAAAATGATAAAACTAACCAAAAGAAACATACTAAACACTAAGAACTATTCCGTAATAGAACATACCGATGGTAAATTCTATATGGCCAATGTGAGTCAAACAAAGTATTGGGATCAGAAGGCTTTTGATACAGCAGATCAAGCAAGAGAGGATACATTAATTCATATGTTATCTGATGCCAAATGGAGAATGGATCAGATCGTTAATGCTTTGGGAGAATTTGGATGGGACGATGGATCATCTGATAAGTCTATTGCAGATCTAATAGCTTAAATTAAATAGGGATCTTAGGATCCCACCAATAAAAGGAAAATAAAATGAATACAATTAACAAAAAACTACAAACATTACCAATTAAATTAAACCAATTAACTAAGTATAATTCTTACTTAGAATCAGATCAATCTTTTGATGATTTCTATAATGATAACTTTCTTGAAGAAATCATATCACAAGACTATACCTACACAGATTATGACACTGTTCACCTTATGCTTCTTTCTGTTCCAGATCAGGATTGGTTAGACTTCTTCAAATCAGTAGCTAAGTTAGCTTACAACTTAAATGAGATCACAAAGGAAGGAATTGATTGGGAAGAGCAATTCGGATTCCTAAAAGAAGGTGTAGATTATCTAATGAAAGAATCTAAGAAGGACAGAAAGAAGATCAGAGAGCTTGAGAAAGAACTTAGAGAAGTTCAAACCCAAGTAATCAAAACAGAACTTTATGAAATCAATTTAAACTTTTACAATGATCATCATTCTTGGGAATATGCAGATGGTACTGAAGGTGGAGAGTTAATCATCAAGAATAAAGAATTGATCGATTATGATGGAACTTACCAACTTGGAAGTCAAATCTTAATTGCTTTGAATAAAGAGGGAATAAACGTACAAGACATAATATAAATACCTAACTCAGAGCTCATAAGATTGAGCTCTGAGTACTTTAAATAAAAACCAATATAAACCATAAGGAAAATAAAATGAATACAATTAATCAAACAACAAACACGTATAAGATCAAATCATTAGAATATAAAGATCAAAGCATCATCCATGCTATATGCGATCTATATAATGAAATGGATATGAGTAAAGATGCTAAATATGTAAGTTGGGACAATGAGATAACCATTAAATTCGAAACAAGCTATTCTCACCAGTTGGATCGAGTATCAAAATTGATTGATGCATTAAGCCGAGTAACTAAACTAAATGATAGCAGATTGAATAATCCAGAATTATACGAAGACGAAGACGAACTATATGAAGATGCTATGGCACCTGAAGAAGCTTAAATTAAATAGGGATCTTAGGATCCCACCAATAAAAGGAAAAATAAAATGAATCAATATACTATCAATAGAACAATTTATCTAATCAAAATCCAAGGTAAAGAACATAGGTTTATATCTTTAGAAAGAGCTAAGGAATTTGCTACTAGAAAGAATGCAGATACAATCGAATATGTTCATGAAGCAATAGCTTGGAAATAGGAGAATAACATGAATACAATCGAACTTAAAACTAATATGAAAAAGCTATTAAAAGAAGGACATTGGATTGAAGGAGAAACTATACATGGAGACATGTTACAAGCAGCACCAGCCAGAGGGGACAGATGGATGGTATTATTCAATGGTAAAGGTGTTTCTCTAACCGGAAACATTAATGGAACAATCCATCAATTTTTTAAGAGGATTCCAAATAGAAAAAGTCTTGAGAAAGAAATTATAACTTTAATGGAAATAGAAGAATAACATGAATACTTTAATCAACTTAGCCATTATTCTTTCCTTTGCAATCTTAGCAATTTATGCCTACACTGCCTATTCTCTTTTCGTTTAGGTTAACCAATAAAATTACGATTACAATTACAAACTGATTTCCCTTGCTTATATATATGAGAATCTTTTTTTATATATATATATTCTTATATCTATATCTATATTTATATTTGTAATTCGTAATTTGTAATTAAAAGAGTATAAAAGGTATATAAACAAAGCGATTCATCGAATTACAAATCGAATTACGAACTTAAAAAGTTACAAATTCTTCACGAATATCATCTGTACTCATACTACCCCTAACCCAAACCCTTTTGGTTTTACCTCCAATGTTGATTGGTTTTGCCTCCAAAGTGTAACCTAACTTCTTTAAAATGTTGCGAATATCCACTTTACGTAACTCCAAATCTGGATATTCGAACAACACCATGTCATTTAAATCGCCTTGAGAGATGCACTTTTTCTTCACAAACTGGAACTCCCCTGCTCCGCCTCTTTCAATAAGATCCTTAACTTCGAACAACCCATCCATTCCGCTTTCTTCAGTAGCGATCATTCTGATCTTATGTTCAGTCGAGGGTGCTTGTTTTATCTTCTTGAAATCCCCACGTATCTCTATCTCTAACATCCACTTACGAATCTCACTTCCATAATTCCTGATAGCACTAAAGAGCGCTTCGAAATACTCACTAGCATCCACTCCAACATATTCCTTCATCTCCGTAAGAGATTGAATTGGAGCAAAGATAACCCACCATCTGCGATCATCGCCGTCAAGAGGCAGTGCATCCTTATAGTTCGTGAAACACATGTAATTAGCAGTGTTATATGTCATGTAAGGCTTAACACCTTTCTCGTTAATCTGGATCATACGATCAGTGATTAGAGGCTTTAATGCGTTAGTTGCTTCATGTCGGTTGTGACCTTTCACTCTTAATCT